AAAAAAAAAAAAAAAAAAAAAAAAAAAAAAAAAAAAAAAAAAAAAAAAAAAAAAAAAAAAAATATTTAATGACTTCATCCTTCTTCTTCCTCCTCGCCTACGGGGGTTTCACCTTAGCATAGAGTTAACTTTCAAACCCCCCCTTTTTCCTATACTACCCAATCCCCCCAAACTAACTATTCAGGTACAAAAAAATCTTATATTTTTTCCCAAAAAAATTATTTTTCCCTTGCGTTACCCCCTCCTATACGGTACAATACCAAAAGTAGACAAAAAAGTACCTATACTATTCAAAGCATTAAAAAGAAGCACGGAGTAATGGATTGAAGCTTAATTTGAGAAACCGCGATAAAGCCTTATCAACACTCAACACCTTTTATCCCTCATTCATTCCTCTCTCTCCTCATCTTCCTTTTACATGTCTTTCCTTCATCTCTTCATCTCTTCTTCCGAGCCGCGTTTTAATCCGTACCTCTGCATCCACACCCCCTCGAGCTTCTCTTCCCCCCGAGCATACCTTTGACTATCTATTCATCTATCACATCCCAACAAGCAATTATTATCTTATCCCATCAGAAGACCTACCTCTTTTATCTTCTGTTTGCCTAACCGAGCGATACGAGTCATACCTTCTCATCAAAAACCCCACCACCATAGGTGATATCAGCATTCATAAATTCAATCAACCCAAAGAAGACATAGAACCCATAAAACAAGAGTCAGCAGTTTCAACTATTGAATCTGTTGATTCTTCTCCTCTTGATATCATAAAACAATCAAAAGAAGATGACCAAAGAACCCTTAAACTCTTAGAATGAGACATGAATAAGAAATTTTTCATCACCACCCTCCTAAAGATGGGAGTAGCCCGTTGCTACTCCCATTATAAAACCTAAACAAGAAGAAAGAAAGGAATCGAAATGAACAGAAAACAAAAAAGACACTACAAAAGGAACAAATCATTTTTTGATTTGCTCAAAGAAAAAGCTCTTCGTAATAATTTTTATGTTGAGCATCTAAAACAAAAACCCATTAAATCATGAAAGGACTTCAAAATGGACTCACAAGTGGACACGGAAGAAAAGTTTGTTATTGATGTAATGAGTAACGCTCAAAAAGGACTTGCTCAACAGCTATCTCGAGACCAACTAAAAGTACCGAATCAAACATGGACACGTATTCATGCTTTACATCGAGCCGTCTTATACGCAATACTTGACCAAGTTGACTTCGAGCGTGTTGTTAAAGACGATGCATTAGACACATTAGACCTCTTATGTACAGCAAAAATGGCTTTAGTTATGGATATCATTGCTAAATGAAAGGAGTCATTAGTGAAACGGAGTGAATGGCCATTACCTGGACAGACAGTTATCTTTGTCATTCCAAACGAAGAAAGACGTCTCCCAAATCTCCTCCCAGGTTGGTTAACTAATGGAATGACTGGTTTGGTTCAACCACCGAATCCAAATACAAGAAAACCAGAGAACCTCCTCTATGTTAAGTTCGAAGAAGAAGCAATACCCATATCACCTGAGTATCTCTTCACCTTAACAAGAATGAGGGAATATGTCTTAAAAAGAGAAAGGAATAAAGATGAGTCAAAACCCACCACAAAAAAAGGATTATTCAAAAAGTATTTTGGTCGAAGATGTCATTGAGCGTCTCCGACCTTTGCAAGGAACAGGTGTACCTGTAACTGTGGATATTGGTGGGTACTCCCATCATGTATCAAAACTCCTTGTAATAACAAATAATGTCGGAGAAATCATTGAAGTCTCGATTAAAGCAAACCGAAAGAGGAAAGATGACTTTGGTGCATTTCAGCTACACAACTCCTATCGACCAACAAATTCGAAGAGATTGAGAGACATGCTTGCTAAGACGTTTCATAGAGTTTGGTCTAAATGAGAAAGGAAAGATTATGGAAACGATGCTCGGTAAAAAGGTTAAATGTACAATTACAGGAATGACAGGTCTGGCAACAGCTAAGATTATCTTCATGAATGGTTGCATTCAGTATCAGATACAACCAAAGACAATCATCAATGGAGTTCCTGCAGAGGCAAAGTGGTACGATGTGGAGCAGCTTGTTTTAGTTGGAGCACGAAAGAAGAAACCACAAACTTCCTCAGGAGGCCCACCACCAAAGACGACTCCGAAGAGATGTTTTGGAAGGATTTAGAGTTCAAAGGCAGTGGCGGAATAGGTAGACGCTATTCATAGCGGAAGGAAAGAGAAAATGAAAAAACTAATTACAACAGAAGATTTTCCCCTCGACGCGCCCGATACAATAAAGGCAGACTTTAAGAGTGTGGAACGAGCACGGATAACAACAAGGATTGTACTGGAGTCCCTTTTTTCTATCATCGAAACTCAACTTCCTGACAGTCCATGGTTGTCAATACCCAACAAGTATCCCGAACTGAGTGAATTTATAACTAACAACCCAGATATTACCGTAGTTTATAATTACTCGCTTGAGAAATTTACAATTAAACCAAAGAAAGCTTTAGAAAGTTAATATAGAAATCAAAGGAAGGAAACCCCTATGACTAATGCAGAAAAACGGAGAGCCTAATGAGTGAACTAATAAGGTCTAAGCGATTTTGGTGTGGATATGTCGTAGGAATTACAGTCTGCTTAATAGGTCTGCTAATAGGAATGCTTGCCGCGAATATCACGGATGAACAGCAAGGCACGGAGGCCTTTATTTTGCCTTCAATCCGGCAAATACAACAGCAGATAAATGACATGGGCTACCCGATAAAAGTTGACGGCAAGCTTGGGCCTGAAACACAAGAAGCATGGCAAAAGGCCCGTGCAGACCAGACCATGCTACAAATGTTAGAGAAAGGCGGTATGAAATGACCAAATTGAAGATAAAAGGTTACGGTGTAGAAGTATGGGAAAAGTCTTTTGCTGTAATAAGCAAAAAGGACCATGAGTATTTTCGTACCCCAGTATTGTTTGTCAATAACACACCAACCCCGGAGGTGATAGAAAAGTTTTGCGAGGCCTTAGATTCTGCTTATGAAGCTGGCAACCGCTCGGCTAAAAAAGAACTTAGAATATGGTTAGGGCTAAATGATTAGAGAAAGGTGGCATGAAATGGGCGATATAGCAGATTATATCAATGAACAAGGCGAAGATATGTGGCTTGCTCATATAAATGGAAATTGTTTTGAAGATTGTATATATTGTGAAACAGAAGAGCTCAAGGAAGGCGGTATGAAATGAACATCCCTAAGAATATAGAGGCGGCCTTAAACAGATATGTCATAGATGGAATACCCACAGGAGGTTTTCTTCGTGCGGTTCTTTCCAATGACCTATTTGAGGCTGTCGCCAGAGCTGATATGGACAATCAATACGGCTTAGTTTCAATTTGTCAATATATCTATAATTATTGTCCTTCGATATGTCATGGTTCTTCGGAAAAGGTCGACAAGTGGATAGAAAGTAAAAGAAAAGAAAAAGCAGGTATGAAATGAGCTACGACGACTTCAAACACCCAAATACTTGTCCCGAGAAAAGCCCAAAGGTTGTCGGCTATTGCGAAGTATGTGATAGCGAAATGTACGATTATGAAGTAACACAATGCGACTGCAGCAAAGAGGTACATAAACGTTGTATGGTCGAATGTGCTAATTGTAAAAGCGAAGGCTGCAAAGGCTGTATGACCTATGACGAGGATTTGGGTGAATGGCTTTGCGGGGCTGAGTGTAAGGAAGAGTTTGAAAACAAGCACTAATTTTTAAGGAGAAAGAAAAATCAGCAATTTCAATTGTTGAATTCCCTTAATCAAAAAATCAATCTAACGTGGGTTGATTAATCAAGAAACCTCTTATATAGGAGAATCAGATGCGAGAAGAACAGAAGGACGTAAGGTTGAAAGGTAAGGTTGTTGAGACAATTGTAATTCCAATTTACACTGATTTGGAAGAAGCCGTTGAAGCTCTTGGTGACGTTAAATCCCTTGATTTACTTAACCGTCAGCTTAAGGCTGATTTGTCCAATGCCTGCCGAGCGAAGTATGCTCCAACGAAGGCTGGGAAGAAAAAACTCATGCAGTTGGCCTACAAGCTTTGTGATGAGTCAGAACATCCTGAGAACTATGCGAAGATGGTTAGTCTCATCGGTGACTACGATGGTGTTCAAGCCTTCCTTGAATCTCTCATCCCTGAGGTCGAAGCAATGTTGAAAGAGTCAGCCTAAGAGAAGAAGAAATGAAAGGAATATAATGTTGGTATTACAGAGAAAACCTGGAGAGACAATTACGATTGGTGATGACGTTGTCGTTACGGTTTTAGAGGTTCGAAGTCATTTCTCAGTAAAATTAGGTTTTGAAGCTCCAAAGGATGTAAAGATTTTTCGCACAGAGCTGTTAGAAGGAAAGAATGATGAGAAATCCAGTCTATCCTAATGACGTAATTTTTCTCTCCTTATCAATGGAAGAGAAGATAAAGCTTGTCTCAGAGATACAAAAGAGACGTGAGAGGGCTTTAATATCCTTTCAATCGAAGAGGAGAGTTAATCGTGTGGAGAAGAAAAAACCTATTGGATTGTCAAAAGAACTATCTAAGCTGTTCGATAAAATGGATCCAAGGATTCAAGGTTTAATTTCGTGAGTCAATCATGCTACCATTCAAGAAAATCAGGGCTTCCTTATACAAACAAGCGAGAGATTTTGCGAATAAGAATCCCGAATTTTCAAAGAACGAGCTTCTTGCAGTTGCATGGTTGGGTTGCATAGATGTCAAAGAACCAAAACTTGTCTCAAAGAAAGCAAAGTGGAGTATTCAGAATTTTCTCAGGAAAGAACGGATTTTCAAGAAGAGGCACATGGAGTTGACAGAGGAGTTACAGCTTCATCTTGTTGCTCCATGTGTCTTTAATGAAGAACCTCTTGATTTGAATGAGCTAATCAGACGAGCGTCTCTTTCAGAGAAAGAAAAGGTTGTTTTATATGCTCGTTTTTATCAGAGTCAGATGCTCTCGGATATTGGTTTGACTCATGGATTGACAAAGCAAAGAGTGAGTCAGATTATACAGGAAGCATTGAGGAAAATAAGGAGAGTTATTTGAATGAAGGATGAAACATATCTAAGGCATTGGAAAGAAAAGGTTCGTTTGGTAAAAATGGAGGTTGCGAGCCTTCGAAAGACCATTTAAATTCAACGTGACTGAATTGCCTTCTTGGAGCATCTTTCCAAAGAAGAAAGAAGAAAGGAGAAAGAATGAGAAAGTATGGATTAAGTATAGGCTCCTCTGGAGTTGAGTTCTCAACACGTGAGGACAGAGAAAAGGCTCTTTTGATGTTTACAAAGGGCTCAACAGTAAAGATTTCAACTACTGGTATTCGATACTCTGACACGAATACCACTTTTGGAACATACGAAAGAGAATCAAATGAGGTTTTGGTGTCATGTAGTCAGTGTTCTGGTGTTTTCTCTATTGAGTGTTGTGGAAAACGTGCCTCTCCTGTTTTTCGATCATGGTCAAAAAAATGGGAAACAGAGGAGGCTCATATCTGTGATGGTTGTTTTACGCAGAGGAAGCAAGACAAGGAAATTGCAGACGCAAAACAGAAGCTTCAAGATGTGGGAGAGACACCATGAGTTCGATAAAAGCACAAGAAGAAATGGAAATACAATATGTCTCACCAACAGGGCTTGCATGTTCCAATCGATGTCTTGCGAAGTATTATTTTCAGAATCTTCTTCGTTTAAGAAAAAGAGGTGCGATGACGATTGCTCTTGATTATGGAAAGTGCATTCATTGTTGCATTCACAAGGCTTATCTTGACCCAAAGGCTGCATTGGATATTTTTCTCGACGAGTGGAATGAATATCCACATCGAGATAGTGACAAGAAGAGGAATCCAACACGTGCCTTAGCAACGCTTGAGGAGTTTCATTTCATGCATTTCCAAGAACGTGCAACTTATCAACCTCTTGACCCACCATCAGGAATCATAGAATCCCTTGAGAAATACAACGACTATGAAGCTCCTTTTTTAATCGACGTCGGAGCCTGTTATCCCCTTTATGGAAAGATTGACAGGAGTGTTAAGTGGCTTGCTGATGGGAGGAAATGGCCTCTTGATTATAAAACCTCATCAGAAGTATCAGCCCGAATCTTCAACAACTTCACAAGCACAACTCAAACACTTGGATATACACTTGCTCATTCGTATCTGACAGGTGAAGATGCTCCTGGAATTATCTACGAGCTTCTTCGAACCTCAGATAGAAATGCAGAGTGTATGCTTCATCCGATTTTCGTCCGTCCTGTTTGGCTCGAAACGTTTGTTGGATGGACAAAAAATCAATGTCAAGAGATTCAAAGATGTAATGAGCAAAAGAACTGGCCAAAAAATCCTTGTGGATGTGCACCTTATGGGATGTTTGGGACACCTGGATATGCATGTGATTATGAGCTTCTTTGTTCTCTTGACGACTGGAGAGAAGGAGTTAAATTTTATGATGTACATGAGTGGAATCCTCTAAAAAAGAAAGGAGAATAAATGAAAAACCTTTGTATCACGACTCTTCTTTTGTTGTTTTTATCAACAGGCTGTGCTCTCATGGATGAAACTGCAACAAGAGTTATAGAGAATGAACCTGTAATAAGAACGGTTGCTGAGGTTGCACCTCTCGTAACTCCTCTTCCACTTGGATACATGATAACAGCCGCGTTGGGTGGAATTCTTACAACAGCTAAAGTGTATGATGAGCTTAGGAAAAGGAATTTGAAAAATGAAAGCACTTGATTTAATCAAAGAAAACAGACCTCCGAAGATTCTCATCTGCAGTGGTGCAGGGTCAGGCAAGACGGGTCTCGTATCACAAGCTTCACGTGGATACCTGATGGACTTCGATATAGGAATGAGAACAGCTGCGAATATCAAAGACAAGTTTTCTGAGAAGCGACATCAAATCGAATTTGACACCTATCGTGATAAAGACCCGCGATATCCAAAAGCTTGGATTAACGCAAAGAAGAAGATTTTTGAGATTCGAACCTCTTGTGATAAGAAGACCTGTGAGTACGATGCCCTGATAATTGATAGTCTTACTTTCATGGGTAACATGTGCTACAATCAAATCATGTATCAAGTAAACAAACCAATGGGAAAGCCTTCGCTTCCTGATTGGGGCTTGATGTTGACTGATATGAGAAATATGCTTCAATTGATTACCACACTTCCACTTTTGGTTATTGTTACGGCTCATGAAGAGCACTTTCAAGTTGGAGATGATACCTTTGTTAAGGTCAAGACTCTCGGACAAAAACTTGCACCTGAGTTGCCTGGGATGTTTGATGAGGTCTGGGAAATGAAACCAAAGAAGCGTCCTCAGAATAAAATCGATTGGACGGTCTCTTGGATTCCTAATGAGTTCAAACAAATAAGAACCCGTTCTGGTCAGCTTAAGTCATTCGTTATTAATGACATAGGATTGACTGGAGTTTTAAGTGAAATAAATTATTGTTATGATTAGAAAGAAAGGAAAGAAGAAATGGGAACAATTCAGATTGACGTATCGGATAGGGAAGCCTTAACAAAGACAGACTTTCCGGTAATGGAGCCTGGTGTGTATGATGCCTTGATTAAGAAAACCCCGAAGGTCATAGCTTGTGCACCTCCAAGTACCAACAAGATGGTTAAGGTTGAAATGGAAGTTACTCATGAAGAGACCAAGTATGTTGTCTTTGACCAACTTGTTCTTCCGTATCCAGGTTGTCATCAATTCATGCATGCAAAACTCTATCAATTCTCAACGTGCTTTGGTGTTGAAGTGGATGACTCCGGAAACATCGACCTTGAGACCTTTGCTGGAGCGGTTGGTTCAATTCGTGTTGGACAGGCAATTCAAGAAAAGGGGAGGAATCAAGGGAAACCTTATCACTTTGTGAATGCTTATCTCTTTAAGCAAGAAAAAGAAGCGGATTCACCAGAGTAGTTTCTACCTCCTCCAGTACGCTGTTCAAATGGGCGGTCAGCGTTATCAAAACCGCCCTTTTTAGGAGAATAAATAATGAAATACCAAAAGACAAAAAAGAGATGGAAGTATCGCCTGGCTGAACCTTACGTCTTTAGGGAAACGGTCATCACAGGTGTTTCTTCTCTTGGTTCATATATCAATCTTTATACGAGTGGGTCTTTGTTTCTTGATAAAGGTTATGCTTGGGATGGGTCAAGCATTCCATTCAAAGGACTCATTCCCTGGAACACAGAGAAACATTGTATGATTGCAAGTTTGATTCACGATGCCTTATATCAACTCATAAGAACAAAAAGACTCTCTTATCTGCGTAGGAAACGTGCTGATGAAATTTATCGCGATTTGTGCATAAAAGGAGGGATGAGTAAGTGGCAAGCAAATCTTCGATATAAGATGCTTAGAAGATTTGGAAAGATTAAACCTGAGAAGGAAAATCCTGTTTTAGAAGCTTCTTTTAACGGAGATAATTTAAATGCTAAAGTCATGTGAACACAAAGGGGACTATATTGTTGTTTATGATGATGAAGTGAATCAAGAAAAAAGTATTCCACCTCGTAGATGTCCCGTCTGTAGTCTGATTGAGTCTATTGAACAAACAATAGAAGAATTGAAGTCCTAACGATTTCAATAATTGAAACCCCTGATACTTGAAAGGAATTTTTATGACAAAGAAGTGTGGCTTATGTGACAATTTCTTCGAAGATACAACGCCCAATTATTCACGGCATTTTTGTGATGTGTGTAAGAAACTTAAAAATAAAAACCACTATAAAAAGATGTGTTTGAACTGCAAAAAGGAATTTAAAGGGCGTGAGACTCAAGTGTACTGTTCTCCTTCTTGAGAACTCAAGCCAACTAACTGTGAAATTTGTGGTGCAAATAAACATGTTTATGTGATTCATGGTCATCATCAAAATTACGAACGACCACTGAAAGTAAATTGGTTGTGCCCTTCCTGCCATTTTAAGGTACATTCAATTTGTAATCAAATTTTTAATTTTTATCAAGAAAGGGCCTAATCCTATGAACAATGCCAGAATCAAATGCGAAAATCGACTTGTCGCTGTAACAAACCTTGAGATGTATGATGAAGAACAACAAATATGGAAAGCAGAGATTCTAAAACTAACTGAACAAAAGGAGACGTTGGGGACTCATCTATTCATCTCACGTCTCTACGACCCAGAGAATAATGAAATGGATACGGTTCTAAAGGAATATCATTTCAAAAGTGACTCAGATGTCCTTGATGAAGAGTTTTGGCTCATACCTGCAGAGAAGATTCTATTCATCTTCGAGCCGCATTCTACGATTCTAAAACCCAATTTTCCTCTCACCCGAGGACAAGGAAGAGGAAAGAGACGTCCACCACTTAATTAGGAGATGAAATGAATCTTGATATCAAAAAGATAAAGGTTGGTTCTCGTGCACGTAAGGACTTTGGAGATATCATTCTTCTCTCAGAATCCCTCCGACGTCTTGGCTTAATCCAACCCATCGTTGTTAGACAAATTGGAGAAGACTATGAACTAATAGCAGGAGAGCGTAGATTGCGTGCGGCAATCTACGCAGGATGGAGTACAATTCCTGTCACGACGAAGGAAAAATGTTCAGATGAACAAAAACTTGAGATGGAACTCGAAGAAAACATCCAAAGAAAGAGCTTAATGTGGACTGAGGAATGTGAGATTAAGCTTCAACTTGATGAAATGAAAAGAAAGCAATTTGGGTCTGGTGTCGCAGCAGGGGTTCATTCCAAAGAGGGATGGACACTTGAGAAAACAGCTTTGGCTTTGAATCAAAGTGTTGGAACTGTTTCACAGGATTTGAAAATCGCAAGAGCCCTTCGTGAGGATAAGAAACTTGCAATGTCTTTGGTCAAGTATCCAAAGGCGATTGCTTATCGGAAACTCAAGCAAATCAAAGAACGTGAGAGACTTGAGAAAGCCGCACCTGGTTTGGTCTTATCTGTTGACCTTCGTCTGGGTGATGTTTGTGACTTGATTAAAGAAGTTCCAGACGAATCAATCGACCTATGGATAACCGACCCACCTTTTGGAGTTGACCAAATTCTTGATGCAAAAGGTGTGTTCCCTGGATTGACCGATTTTGGGGACAACCTTAATGTTGCTGAAGCTCATATCTTGTATGAGAAACTTCTTCCTTTGGTTTTCAAAAAACTAAAACCATCAGCTCATTTTTATATGTTCTTTGCATCAGAGTTCTATCCTCATCTCGTTTCTACCTTGAGTGCTGTTGGTTTTCATGTTGACCCAGTTCCTTTGATATGGGACAAGTGCTTAACAACAACTCCATTCAGAGGTCTTTCATATGCACAACAATATGAACCAATTCTCTTTGGTCACAAGCCACCAAGAGAAAAGTATCTAATCGAGAGTGCTTCAAATATCTTACAATACAAACCAATTGACTCGAAAGAAAAGATTCACGTGTTTCAAAAACCTCTTTCTCTATTGAGTTTCTTCATCAATCAAAGCTCTAACGTGGGTGATGTTGTTATGGATACATTTGCAGGTTCGGGTTCGACATTAAAAGCCGCTCTTGATTTGAAAAGACAACCACTTGGGTTTGAATTGAGTGAGCATCATTTTAGAGCAGCACTTGAGTCTCTTGGAAAGAAAGGAAAGAAAGGAAAGAAAGAATGAAAGTAGCTGTTCTATGTGAGAGTTGTAAACAGGAACTTCAAATAAAAGAAGTTATTCACGCTCACGCACTTGAGGAGATACAAGTTCTGGTTCTCCCTTGTAGTGATCCAGGGTGTTATGATTGTTCCAAATGTGAAGTTGAGCAAAGGCTTCAAAAGTTAAAGGTTGTCTTGAATGAAGATTCCTAAGAATTGTCAGCATTGTAATTCTTACACACCCAACTGGTGTAAGAAACTAAAGAAGCATGTTGGGAACGTTCAATCTTGTAGGTGGTGGTCATTGCATATGAAGTTCTTTAAATGTCCTGAGAAGATTGAACTTGTTCCTTATGATGATTATGAAATAGAAGAGGTGAAGAATGGAGATAATGGACACTAAGCAATGCAGTTTATGCAAAGAGGTTAAATCTGTCACTGCCTTTTGGAAAGATTGTTACCAAAAGAATGGTTATGCCTGTAGATGTAAAAAATGCATGAGGTCTGTGCAAAGAACGTGTTTATTTTGTGGCATAAGTTTTCGAGCAATGAAACAACAAATTGCAAGAGGCGATGGTAAGTTTTGTTCTCGTCATTGTGCAGGCTCTTATCGAGATGGTAAACTAAATGCAAATTGGAAAGGTGGTTATTTAAAGACTCTGAAAAGAGCTCAAGAGACAAAAGAGCGTTATCGTGTATCTAACGAAGACAGAAATAAGGCTCATCGACTTATTGAAAAACTTAAACACAATGGTGAGATAATGGTGCTTCCTTGTCAGATTTGTGGATGTCATTCAAAGGACAAAATTATTGAAGGTCATCATCAAGATTATAGAAGGCCTTCTCTGGTTAATTGGTTATGTCAAACATGTCATCATAAGGTTCATGACGTTGTGAATTTATTGAGAAAGGAGGTGGCAATTGGAAGTTATGGACACTGGCCCATTTGACGCAAAGATTATGCTTATTGGAGAAGCACCAGGTGCACAAGAGGAACGAATCGGATTGCCTTTTGTTGGCCCTGCAGGGAATCTTCTCAAGCAGCTTCTCTCTCACTCAGGTATTGATTACTCTCAGTGCTATGCAACAAATGTCATGAACGTCAGACCTCCCAACAACGACTTTGCTCATTTCTACCAAGAGAGAAATCGAAAAACCCCGACTCCACAACTTGCTGATGGATGGGAGAAGCTCAGACAAAAAATTGAAACAATCAAGCCTAACATTGTCATTCTATTAGGTGCAGAACCTCTTCGAGCAGTTACAGGGAAAATGGGAATCATGACCTGGAGAGGTTCTGTTTTATCCTTTAGAGGGATTAAAGTAATCTCTACGTATCATCCGTCAAATGTTTTGAGGGTATATGAGAATCACGTGATTTGTGAACACGATTTCACTCGTGCTCTTGAAGAGAGTCTTTCCTCAGAATTAAATGTTCCAACACTGAATCTAAGGCTTCTTCCATCCTTTGAAGAGACTACTCGTTACCTGAGTGACGCAAGGAAATCAAGAAGAATAAGCTTTGACCTTGAAACAACAGGTGATTTGATTAGACAAATAGGATTCGCTTTCAGAAATCATGATGGTATCATCCATGCAATTTCTATTCCTTTCATGAAGAGTGGATTGACTTCCTCTCATGTATCCAAAACCGTTATAAAGATTGCAGCATCTGAATCTGGAGTCACTTCTTATTGGACTCCTGAGCAAGAGGTTTCAATCCTAACACTAATTGCTGAGATACTTGAGGATGAAAAGATTCAAAAGGTAGGTCAAAATTCTATCTCATTTGACCAAAACTTCTTAGAGAAACAATTTGGAATTTCTGTTCAAAATCATTATATGGATACAATGCATGCCCATCACCTATGCTACGCTGAGTTTCTAAAGAGCCTCGACTTCATGTGTACTCTTTACACAAAGCATTCAAACTACTGGACAGAAAAGGTAACAGCTGATGACCTAAGTCAATCAAGATACAACGCAATGGACTGTGTCGTAACTCTTGAGTGCTCAGAGCGTTTAGACCATGAACTTAAAAGTCTTGAGATGGAAGATTTATATTTCAATCATGTTCATCGCCTATCCTTTGCCTTAACAAGAGCTCAGAATCATGGCATTCTAATTGACATAGAGAAGAGAAAAGACTTATTAAATGAATATGAGGGAGAGCTTGAGGTTCTTCAAAAAGAAATAAATGATTTAGCTGGACAAGAGGTAAATATAAATTCTCCAAAACAAATGAAACAACTTTTATATGAGAAATTAAAATTTCCTGTTCAATTATCAAAAACAAGAAAGGAGACTACTGATGCTAATGCTCTTAAAGTCTTACTTAAGAAGTATCCAAGAGAAGAAATTCTCCAAAAAATTCTTGCATTTCGTGAGAAATCCAAACTCATTTCCACTTACCTCAAAGCTAAGTTGGATGCCGATGGAGTGTTTAGAACATCTTATAATCCGAGCGGAACTGTTACAGGAAGAATTTCATCGTCTCAAACGCTTGAAAAAAGAGGAGGAAATCTTCAGAACATTCCCAAACGACTCCGACAACTGTTCATTGCTCGACCTGGATGTTCCTTCGTTAAAGGCGATTTATCTCAAGCGGAAACAAGAGTCGTTTCAGAAATCCTCAAAAAGCTTGGGGACAGGACTCTTAGTGACAAATATGCGAGTAAAGGGTTTGACATACATAAATGGACAGCAAGTCCGATTTATCACAAACCTGAAAATGAAATCACTTCGACTGAGAGAAGTGTCGGGAAAGTCTCCAATCACAGCGGGAACTACGGAGCAGGTCCAAATGTCCTTGTCAAAGAAGCTCGAAAAAGAGGAATCGAAACCATCGATGTCAAGTTCGCAAGAAGAATGCTCGAAGAACGACATAGACAAATTCCTGGACTTAAAAAATGGTGGAGACAATGTGAACAAAGAGTTAAAAGAACCAGATGCATCACAACCTGTCTTGGAAGAAAAAGATTCTTCTTTGGACGCTTCGACAACCAAACCTACCGAGCCGCCTATGCTCAAGAACCCCAATCCACCATTGGAGATGTAAACAATAAAATCTTTTATCTTTGTGATGAATTGATGGATTCGGATTGTCATCCAGTTCTTCAAGTACATGATGAAACTGTAGTTGAGTGTCCAGATGAAAAGGTTGATTTGGTTATTGAACAAATGAAAAAGATTGCACAAATTCCTTTGTTCATAAATGAATCACCTTTGTTTGTTCCAATTGATATCTCTGTTGGAAAAAATTGGAGAGAAACAAAACCTATTGACGAATAAGGATGAGATACTATGCGAAGGCTTCCAGATGGGTTTCTTAAAGAATATCTAAAATACTGTTCATCTACAGAAGTTCCTGGAATTTTTAGTCTCTGGTGTGGCATTGCCTGCATTGCCTCGGCTCTTGGACGAGATGGGTTCATGTCAATGGGACACTACACAATTTTTCCAAATCTTTATATCATCCTTGTTGCGGGTTCAGCAAAGTGTAAAAAGTCAACTGCGATTAGAATTGCAGATGGTTTTATTAAAAAGGTAACTCCGGATATAAAGACGTTTAGTCAAAAGCTCACACCTGAAGCTTTGATTGGAGCACTGTGTGAGGTAAAAGAAGCAAGTGCCAATCAATTGAGAGGCTCTGCCGAAGGAATTATTGTTGTTGATGAACTGTCAACGCTAATAGATAGAAACGCTTTTCAAAGCGGAATGATACCTTTTCTCACGACACTTTGGGATGCACAGGAGTCATTTACTTATGAAACAAAAAAGAGAGGAAAAGAAACAGTTTATAACAGCTGCGTTTCCATGCTCGGAGGGTCAACCCTTTCATGGATTCGAGAAGCCATCCCAATCTCAGCAATTGGTGGAGGGTTTACATCGAGAGTTATTTTTGTCTTTCGAGAGCAGTATGAGAAAAGCATTCTCTGGACTTCCATGTCTGAAGAGAACAGAAAACGAGGAGAGAATCTGCTCCACGACCTCAACGAAATTGCAAAGGTTAGAGGTGAATTTGGAGTTACTGAAAAGGTTAAAACCGTTAGTGAACAGCTTTATTCAGATTTTCGAGCGTCACATCCTTTCCATGCAAACAAGTATCTTGAAGGCTATGCAGGAAGAAGATTCACAACACTCTTGAAACTTGCTATGATTGTTTGTGCGTCTCTTTCTGATAATAGATTGATTAAGCTTGAGCATTTGAATGCAGCTCTAAATGTCTTAGAAGATGCGGAAGGACACATGCCAAAGGTTCTTCAAACTATTGCTATGGATGATATTGGCATGGTCAATCAAGACATTCTCTCATTGATTAAGAGCAAGGGTAGGGTTACAAGAAAGAAGCTCTTGACTCTTGTGCATCATCAAATGCAGGCAAGAGATTTGGATATTGTTCTGAGTACGCTTAGTCAAGCAGGTGAGATAAAAGAGAATATAGGAAAAAGTGGAGGTGTTACTTATGAGGTGATTGCAAAGAAAAAGAAAGAAGAAGAATCTTTTACATCAAAGGTCTTGGATAGAAAGGAGAAGAAGAAATGATTTTAGGAACAAGAAACGAAAGAAAACCAAAACTCTGGAGGGAATGGACAAGATGGTTTGCGTGGAGACCTGTTCGTTTAATGGATGGAAGATGGGCATGGCTCTGTCACGTAGCACGGAAGCAAACAATTAAGTACTCTTGCTTCTTTGATTATAAAGAGGATATCGGAAGAATCTTCTATCCTCATTTTTGTTATGACTGTGGATTGAGATACATTAGTGAAAACAAACTTGTTCCGTGTCCAAAATGTGAATCAGGAATCGTCGTCAATTGCTTTCAGGAGACCCTAAAAGATGAAGAACCTAAGAAGGAGTGATATTCCTTTTGACCTATCTGGCTCATTGACACGGTCTCTTTTGAAACCTCTCTTGTTAAAGGCAGGACTTGAGACGGTAAATGAGGCAAATGAATGTCTCACCTGGTGCTTTGGGAATTGGAGACATGGAAAGTTAAGCGATTTCCCTAAGAGATGGAACGTCCGACATAAAGACATCTTTGAAGTTAATGAAATGTATTTCAAAAGTTCTGTCTTGAAATGCTTAAACTATTGGGTTCAATATAAGAAGTGGAGTGGTCATGACGACCACTCCACCGCCCAATGAAGAAGGAAGAAAGAATTATTCGTGGTAGATTTCCATTTCTAATCCTAAAATCCTTTGTGCTTTTTCACCTGGTGTCATCTCTCCAAAGGACTTTTTTAACTCAGGAAGTTCTTCTCCACCAAAGAAGTGCTTTATCTTTTGAATCACTGTTCTCTCTGCATATTTGAAGGTGTGACCATGATTTGCTTCATATCTTTCACTCAATTGTGACCTAACAGCTGTCCATAGTTTTGCACCAGCTTTGTTTTCTTGATTCTCATATGCAGAGACATATACATCAACCAAAGGCATATAAGGTTCAATTACATTATTCGAAATAAGTTGTCCGATTTTATCAACAGCTTCTGGTGTGAATCCATGTTTCTCAATAATCTTCCCTGCTCTGTTTGTAAAGACATCATACAATTTTATCCCTGTCTGAGCACCTATTGACAGAGGATTGTATCCATCAGTAAGCATATCAATTGATGAATAATCATCCTTGTATCTCTTTCCTCCGATGAAGTACAATGCTTCTTGCCCGACTCTCATCCCAACGTATAAGCCAAGAATTGCAGCTAAGCCTTGATAAAGCGTTCGTCCATCTTTTGTTCTCATTCCCCTTGCAAAGGTTTTCAATCCATTTCGATAAACAATATTTGCGATTCCTCTTGGAAATGTAATCAAACCTGTAAACACTTTACCAGCTCTTGATTGTTCAGTCAAAGAACGCCCTGCAAGGTCATAGACAAAGTGAGTATTTTCAGTTTTGAATCGTGCAAAGTAACGACAAAACTCTTTCAAATTTCCATCTTCAAGATAACCAAGAAGTTTTTCTTGTTGTGGAATCTCAAGAGTATCAAATCTCAAGTCCAAACGTAGTTGAGATAGGTTTTTTCTTGCTTGATAATTCTGAAATGCATCATAGCCCGATTGATGAAAAGTAGGCCATGATAACATCGCACGTCCGACTTCATCAGAAAGAGGAACAATAAACTTTCCTATCCAATCAGCAAGAAGTGTTGCTTCTAAACCAAATTTCTTCAGTTTCGTTTTGGCTTCTCCAGGAAGAAACTGTGCTCCCGTTTCTCTAAGCAGCATAAATTGTTCTTGATAAGCCCGCTTTTGAGATACATATTGGTGCTCTTCTTCAAGTGTTTGAGCCATTAAAGGATTTCGCTTAGGGGAAAATGCCTTTGCAGCAGAAACCGAAGCTCTCTTTGAAGATAATTGACTTGCAACAATTACAGGTTGTGCTGAGTTTCTTGTAAAAAAGTGAACAGCTTTTTTCACCTGAAGAGGAAAGAGTCTCCAGAATATCTGCGTAAGCCGTTCAGCAACTCTTGTGAAAATATCTGCTTCTTGATGCATACCCATGATATTATTTAGAGTCCTTTGCATCCGAACTCTGTCATTCGAAGATGGTTCGATTCGCTCGAACATGTCATTAAAGGATTCAAAGGTCTCCTTCAAGTTGTTTCCAATCAGGGCTCGTCGTAAGTGATACATCAAAGCTTGAAGAAGGGGTCGCTGCATTGCTTCTGGAGCACCTCTTCTTGTTTCAAGAGCACGACTTGTTGGTTCATCAAGAGGCCGGATGTGTTCAAGACCCAATTTGAGTTCTGATGGAGCAAAGGGTTGTTCACTCAGGGGCTGAGTTATTGGTTCGCTCATGAAGAACTGTGCACGAGTTCCAAACGTCTGTGTTCTAATCCATTCACTCAAACGACCTTCTTGCTGAGCCTGTCTACCTTCAGAAAGAATTCGTGTCTCATCTTCTTTCTTGATATCTTTTGGTTTTAACTTCTTTGCTCTGTCCTCAAGAATCCTCTGACGAGACTGACTCTGTGCTTGGTTTGCTTTATCAACTGCTTGACTCCATCTCCACCACCTGTGCTCTCGTATTGCATGAGCCGCATCTCCTTGAAGAATATCTTGAGCAACTTCAAATAGAGCAATTTGTTTTGTTGTTAATTGGTCAATAAGCTCTTGTCGCTTAACAGGGTCTTCTTCAAACAAAGCCTTATTCAAAGTCGGGGTTTGAAGATTCTCATTGATAACCGCATAAAGAGAAATTCCTTTTTCCTCAAGCTTTGACAAGAGAATATCAATGGCACGATTCCCTCCTTCTATTTTTCCTTCCATCATAGAAAGCCAGGTATCAGAGAAAGGAAGTCCCGTTGATTGGTCAAGCTCAGACATGACGTGACGCATGTTAGAAAGCTCTGGAAGCTTCTTTGTTTCCTTCCATTCATAAGCACTAAGAGATTTCTTTTTTGCCTGTCTCTTTCTCATTTTATGAGCACGTTCTTGATAGTTCTTTATTTGAAGGTCTCTTCTTTGCTTGTCTTGAGAGAGTCCTTTTTGCTCGATTGAATCAAGAACAGAGTTGACAATATTTGCTTGATTTCTTGAGGCCTTCCACAACCTTCCCTGTTCTCTTGAGGATAGATTCAAGTCATCCATTCTTTGTTGAACATGAGGTTTAGGAGGCTCTAAGCCAAGAGACTCTGCCTGAAGCTCAGTTAGAGACGAGAGAGAGGGAGTTGCTTCAATAGGGATGTTATCCTCGTCATAAATTTTAAGCTTCTCTCTTTTCTTACCTGCGATTGCATCTGTTATCTCTTGCTCTCCTTCTGAGACAACAAGTCCTTTTAACTCTTGAACCTGTGGGTCTTCGAGTTGAAATTTGCTTGGTTCTTCTGTAACCTCTGCGGGGGGTTGATCAGAACTTTCTTCGAAGATTAATCGTGATAAGGATTCAAGAGATTCATCGGCTTGTTTTTGAAGATGCAAAGGAAGCTGAGGTCTGAAAAAACTTGCTTCTGAATCTAAGGCCTCTAATTTTTCAAGATCATGTTCTTGATAAGCTCTATCAACCTTAGAATCTAAGGTTTCAAAGAAGTATTCAGATTCGACAGAGGTTTCCTCCTCCATAATACGTGCAAGAGCTGCATCTTCTTTCACCATCTCACGTTCTATTCCTTGAAGGTCAAATTCCTTTTTCTCAAGTCTATCGAGATTGCTTAAAAGATTCTGTGCATCCCTAACTCTCATATCTTTTCCAACAGCAACTCCAGCTCCTTCAAGTGCATCCAATTCACCTTTAGAAAGAAATTGCGTTGCAGAGACCGAACCCTTTTTAATGTTCCTTGTCATCTCTTTAGAAACAACAGGTTTTCCTTCTTTCAAAGAACCTCCAGCACTTTCAATCTTTGAAACTGATGGGATTGTTTTCTTTTCCCCGATAAAAGACTCTGCTTCAGCTGCTAAGAGCTTTGGAGGAGTAACTACAGAAGCAGTTGTGGGAGCAAAATCCTTTAAACCTTGAGCAAATGCCTTTAAGTCCTTTCCATAGGTTCGCATTACATTCTTCTTTGACATCCCCCCTTGAATTGCACGACCCGCTTCAGTCACACGTTTCATAACTCTTCTTGAAATGTTTTGCATGAACGGAAATTCTTTTCGAACAGCACTCACGTCCTTTGCAATTGCAATCTTTCCAAGAAGAGCATTAACACTTCCAAGCCCAAAACCAATTGAAGTTGAAACACCAAGTTCTTGCCATGAGATAGGTTCGTCTTTCGTAACTAATTCAGAGATTTGTTCAGCCAAATTGACACCACCAATCTGACCTCCAACACCAACAACATTTCGTAGAAATTCTCTAATAGGAAGCTTTGCGACAGCAGGAGAAACGACCTTTCCTAATGTACTTAAACCTGCATGATATTTAAGAAGTTTTCCTGTTATCTCTGTTGCTCTTCCTTCATCTCCCTCAGGTTCATAACCTGTATATTTGTCAACCAATTCAGCAAAAGAGATTACATCTTCATCATAGAGATGAGCAGCAATGTCAGGAACGGACAACCCAAATCCAGAGAACCCCTCAGCTATTACATGGGGAGCAATTTGAAAAGGCTTATGTTTGTACTCACCAAGCTTTTCTAAAATTGGTTGTTCAACAGGTTCACCTAATCCAGTTTCGTAAGGAAATAAACCTGTGTGTTCTGTAATTGGCTCTCGAATGTATTTCTCAAAAAGTCGAGAAGGAAGTGACGGTTCTTCACCTGCAATAAGTTGAAGAGGTTCTTCTCGACGAAGAGCATCTCTTCTCTTTTTTTCTTCTCTAACTTGTTCTATTGTAATTGGCATTATCTATTTCCAATAACAGCCTTTATTTGTTCATCAGTCAACTCACCAGGGTCATTTATATCCTGAAGGATTTGATTTGCAGCAAGAGGCTGACTCAAGTCCACCTCAGGTTTCGGTGGAATCAAAGAATGCATCCCCTTGTCCAAGAGGTATAAGGAGATGCCATACCATGTATCAGGATTCTTCATCATCTCTTTTCCATCAGCCGAGTTCAAAAACGCCGCAATGTTCTTTGGAGTTACGTCTTTGATTGGTTCTTTTCCTCTCCATGTAGAAGACTCAATCCTTGCCTTGCCCATTTTAGATGACTGTGGAAAATCCTTATCCATCACAACTTCATCCTGAAGGTCTCTTAACCCCTTAGTCATTTCACTATTTTGTGCTAAAATTGTAAATTGATTCAATGTATTTCTTCGAGCTTGTTCTCCTTCAGCTTTCCAGGGACTTGTAGGACTATGAAGGTTCTTCGCACTTGCAATTGCTGCGTCATTTCGTGCAAGGTCTAATGCTCTTTGTCCACTCTTCGCAACACCTGTTTCAAATGTCTTTGATGAAGCTGTGACTTCCTGCATCGTTTTGGTCAGGTCATTAACCATAGAACTGACTGCTTGATATGTTTGATCATCAAGAACACCCTGCCCATCCTTAACTAATGCATTCGCAGTTGTTAAAAAATTTCCAATACTCTTGTTCCACATTTCAATTTGAGTACTCACTTGTCCCATTGGAGTAGCGGCAATGGCAGATTTTGTTTTTATCAAAACACTTTCAGCTTTCAGTTTTTGCACACTTGCCATCGCTTGTTGAGCCATCGCTTGCTTGTAAGATGCATCAGTATTCGCTTTCATCCTAAGAAGCTCAAGCTCTTGAAGGTCTTTTGCAGACATAGTCTTCTGCAAATCCCTTTGATGTTCAAACTCCTTCTTCTGAAGGTTCTTCTGCATTCCAAACTGCATCAATGGAACAATCATTTGTTCTGCAAGGGATTTTTCTCTTGGTATAACCGTAACTGCCATTTTAAGCTCCTTTTATTTTATCATGAAGTTCGTTGATTGCATTTACAAGCAAACCAATAACTGCATCATAACGAACAAACTTAATACCATTTATTTCTCGAACCGCATCAGGTAGAACCTCTTCAAGAGTTTGTGCCATGACTCCACCACTTCGGTTTCCTTCATCATCAAAAGTATAATTGTAAGTGTAACCTTTAAGATTGGCTACTCTGTCAAGGGCATTTGGTATCATCTCAATATTTTCTTTGAGTCTTACATCTGATGCTGCCATCAATGCAGTCATTCCTGCTTGCATTGCAATTTGTTCCCAACCACCACCACTCCCACCTGGAGTCCCACCGGTAGGAGCGGAACCACCTCCACCAAACATACCACCAATATTACCAATAAGACTCATAATCCCTTCTGAACCTGCATCAGAACCCATAAACGAAGATAATCCTAATCCAAGAAAATCACCAAACCCACCACCTTGTGGTTGAGCAATCGTATCAATCCTTCCTTGTCCACCAACTCCTGCAGCTCGCATAGCTAATTGATACCATGGACTTGATTCAGGAGTCATTCTCATAAACCTTTGATAGGCATCAAGAAGCTCTGCTTGATTTTGTTGTTGAATCGTTTGTGCCACAGCAAGGTCTTGTTGAAATTCCATTAATCCAAGATTAGATGCCATCTGCATCGCACCAGTCTGTCTTGTCGCAGCATTTTCTCTTGATTGTGCTTCCATTTGCATCCCAGCCATTTGTGCAGAAGCAAGAACGGGTGTCAAGGATGACATCAAATCAACTGCCCCCTCTGTCACTGCACCTTCAGCTCTTGTAGAATACAAGTTACTTGCATATCGTTCTCTGATATCCGAAGCAATGTTCTTATTGAACTCTTGCATCGCAGGGTCAACAAATCCCTCTTGCCACAGGTCAGCAACCTTTTGATAGTCATGTACATAAGCAGGTTCTCCACCGAGTTGTTTGGTTAGAACACCCGAAATCTGATCAGAAAATTCACCTCTTGAACCAAAATACCTATCGATCGCCTCTTGAAACTCTGGAGGCATCCCAGCAAAAGTCTCTCCAGGATATGGAGTTGCCAGGCCTCCAACGTGAGGAGTGAGCTGTTCAATTACCTTTCGTAAAAGCTCATCTTGTTCGGGCATGAATTTGGAGACGGACGTCGTCGAGGGACCATCATCGCCTCCATCGAAAATACCACTGAGAAAACCCATAAGAAGATTCCTTAAAAAGAAAACTTACCATCCAGCCCCACCACTGTAATCAAAGAGTGTTCCATATTTCGTTGTTCCATCAACATTCGTTCCTATCATCACATCTCCATCATCACCCTTTCCTGTCCCATCAGACAACCAAATAACCGATTGACCAGGTTTCGGTTCCGTTGGGTCTTTTGATCCTTCAAGGAAATAAATCACACCACCAATATCCAAATCACCTTGAACACGAGATGTCTCTGCAAGGATTGTTTGAATAACACCAAAGACCTCTCGAAGAAAATCTTTTTGGTCTTCATCAAAAATATCAGGAACCTTTGGAAAAGCAATTACATGTCGAACATTATCCACACTAACTCCTTATTGTTTCCTTCATAACCTTTGTTGAGAGACTTCTTAATTGAAAATCTCCATCTGAGTCTTGAGTAAACTTGAATCGAATCCTTCTTGCCTTCACATCTAATTCTAACTGATGCTCTGTCCAAGCAGTATTGAGAGTAAGAGGGCTGTCAGGAAGAGCTGTCCATGTTGACCCAAAGTCTGTTGAGTAAACAATGGCAACAGTGCTATCACTTTGACTGATTGAGTCCTCACAACAAGCACTGAATCCAAATTGCGTCCATCGTCCAAAGAATTCCTCAGACCCAGGTGTAACTGTATAATCAGGTGTCTCAACAATACACTCTATGTCTTGGTCGTCATGTTGACCACCAGCTTCATCAAGCTTCATAACATAACCATCATCTGAGATAAAAAGAGCTATTGGATAACCACTTTGTAGATAAGCTTCATTACATCTCAAATTTGGATACTCATCACATGTGTGTGCAGATTCTCCAGGAGGATTGAAATATGGCCCATTGCATGTGTATAAAACAGCATTTTCATAAACACTGAAATCTCGTACCGAATGATAAAAACGTCCCTCTTCAACAGAAACAGGATTCTCTTTCAAATTCAAAGCAAAATAAGCTTTTGCTGTTGAGTCAGCTGGGTCATTTGTTCTATCTGGATAAAAGCAATAAAGCTTGTGTTTTCCCTCATCATATGCAAACACAACCTTTTCTTTGTTCGCAACTGCTAATCGACTGAAGAAGTTTTCCTCAAAGAGATTTCCTATTGGAATGAGTTCTGAGCCACCAACATAAGCATAAAACTTTTGGTCACTTCCTAAGAAGAAATGTCGAAGGGCAGAATTCCAAAGAGCCTTTTCCGAAAACAACCCAGCTTCTTGAATAAGAGTATCAAAGAGAAAGATTGCATTTCCACCCACATGAGCCTGAAGAGTAATACTCTTGTCGCTGTATATAACAATGAATTTCTTAAATGGCTTTGCTCTTACAATGTTTCCGATTGAAGATGTAAGAACTGTCTCTCCCTCTGTGCCTGCAGCGAAGTCATCTGCATCTCCTATATTTGCCCATCTTGCGTTTCTCTTATAATAAGTCGTGCTAATGTAATAACTATAAAGAAAGAGATGGTTGTAATGAAAACCTAATTCAGTTACATTATTAAAATCTGCAATAATACTTGTTGTAATCAATTCCCTGAATGTCGTAGCAGCTCCATCCCAACAAACAGGAAGGTCAACTCCGTTGGATAAACAAAGAGCCGTTCCATGAGCCCAAGTCAGTGGATGAGCCGCATCGTTTGCAACGACATGACTCCATCTTGTTGATGTTTCTGTAAAGGCAAAACGTGCCCAGATGTCATCGATATAAAACGTCTCACTTGTCATTGCTGAACCAGAGGTATTCACCAAACCCAATGACTTCACAGCAGAGAGTGTCGTCTGAGATGTTGTGACCTCAATAAATGTCCAAGTATTTGCAGAGACATCAGCATCCAAAGCAATATCAACATAAACACCACCCGTTCCTGCATCTGATGCATCTGAGATTCGAAGTGCCAAGTCTCCAGAGGTCAAGGCATTGGTTGTTCTAATCCAAAAGGAAATAGAATTCAAGTCAACACTTCTATCTCCATTCGCGTCTGTTAAATCCAAAACAGGATCAATATCCGATGTAACTGCAATTAGACCATCATCTGCTACACCATCTCCACCTGAGATTACAAACTTTTGAGATTTAGAACCTTGTTTGTAATACGTGATATCATCAGAAACAGTAACATCCCCATCTCCATTATTATCCCAATCATCTTCACAGTCATGGAGTTGAATCCCATCGTTTCTTATTTCCCATTCATCAACGTCTCCATCATACTCATAGAGAAATCGACTTGTACAAGCAATTTGATGAACAGTCCCTGCTCCGTCAGTAAACTCAAGCAACTCCATTCCTGTTCCAAGCAAAGGAAGGTTTGCACCAACCTTTGAATACCCTTGAAATTTTCTGAGCTTAGATGGAGAACAAACCATGTTCTTCAATCTTGGAGAATAGAGTGGGTTCAGAAGAACCTCTTCAGTTCTCTTGTCAACTCCATTTACAGGCGGAGGATGTACTCTTAGTTCATAATTAGACATATCAATGTCCTATTGCAATCCAATAAAAATCATACTCAGCGTCCATTCCATTCTCAGCAGTGAAGCCTGTTGCACTCACTGTATGCACTCCATGCACACCTGCAACAGTAGCAAGCGTTCCCTGTTTGAGTGTCATCACCACGGAAATGGCAGCAGTTGGAAAAGCCGCTTCAAAGGTAACTCCAGTTGTGCTGTTTGCAGCAACTGTTACTTCTCCCATCTTTACAATCAAACCGCTTCCATCAACATGCGACTCTCCACCAGAATAAGCAGGATGGTCTGCGTCAATGTAAGCTTTAATACTTTGTTGAGTGCACAGTTTCACAGCTGAGTCAGAGGCCATACTATCCTCATCAAGAACACAAACAGAGCCGTTTGTTGCATCAACATAAGCTTCTATTGTTCCATCTGCATGTAACTCAATCGCAATTTTGCTTGGAGCGTCGTCATCGTCTCCATCATTTAACAAAAGTCTACACTTACCTTTTTGGTCATCAGAGGCTCCATCATGTGAAAATTCGAGCCATCCAAGCGTAGAACGTTCACCTCCACTTTGCTCTCCATAAGCAATGATACGAGACTCTCGACCACCATCTCCATCTTCTTCAACCATATTATGAAGAATCAAAGTAACAGAAGCTGCATCTGTAATATAACTCCCAAGAGTTTCAAAGGCCGAACCATCCCATCTTTTCAAGACAGGTGGGTCAAAGTTGTCATCTAACCACAACCTTCCTCTATCAATAGCATTATTCGCAAGAGCAGTTGCAGCATCAGGACGGTTCGTTGGAGTCGATGTACCTTCATAACAAACTGCTGAGCCATTCAAATGCTCACCTCCAGAAACCGTCCCTGAAGATTCTGAAACATCAGCATGCTCTCGCTCAATGACAACTTCCAATGTATCTCTTGTATCTCTCATATGTCCTGGAATAGATGCAACAGTTGCATCATCCGCAGGAACAGATAAACTCCAATCAGCCATAAAATCACCTCATTATTAAAACCACTGAGCTCCGCTTAGATTAGAAAAATCACCTTCAAAACCACTTCCAATCACAGTTGAAACACCTGGTTGAACTCGATTCGCCATTGGACTTTCTATGTCATAATTCAAGGCTGGGTCGCGGGTGTCTGCATTAACAGCATCCCTAAACGCACCTTTTGCCTGATTCAACCAAAAGATGAAATTCTCTTTATCCTCAAGGCTCAAGAAAACATGAGCCGTGACATAATATTCAACGAATAAGTCAAGAATATCAATAGGACATTCTGTTGAGTCACTTGCAAAAGTAGGAATTATAGATACTCGAAACCGTGCAGATAGATTGGCTTCTGCAGGTCTGTCAAGAATCAGATTTGTCCCAAACCTCAAGCCATAAATAGGCCAACCCTTCATGTTATCCTCAGGAGTAATTATGAATTTATCCCACCAGGGTTGAGGTTTTAGAGTCAAAAGAGCTGAGGCATCTGTAACAGTATTTACAATCCTCACAGTAATAATCTCTCTTGTTCCACTTGGTAAGGCACAAGAATTTGCGTCTTCTGTAATAGTAACATCTGTTGGTGTAGAGCGTGAGTCCTCAAAAGTATGCTTGAGACATGCATGCTTCAAAGCACTATCACAAAGAGAACTCTCTAAGGTATCTTTGTCAGATTTACCTGTATGACTTATAACAAGTGTTTTTATTTGTGCTCTTGTTCTTGCCATATTAACACTCCTATGATTGAGTGAAGCCTTCAGCCATTGCCATTATTTGCCCTGCTGAACAATACACCTTAAGGTCTTCTCCTATTGGAAGTTTGATTGGATTATTAAACTTAAAACAATACAAATAACCAGCTGCAGTGTCAATAGGCCCAATCAATTCTGTAGCCTCTGATCGAAATGAAACGTCTGTCTCAGCTGCCAATGTATTTAACCAAAGTTGCTCAATACAAAGAACCTGAGTTGCTGAGGCTGCTTTAAGAATGAGCCCCCCACTTGCATCCGCTGAGTCCAATGAGGCAATGAAAGGAGTTCTGTTCGCAATTGCTACGTTTGCAGGTGTAATTGTTTTATCAACTTGTGCCATTGTCCATCTCCTATTTTTTAAGCATTATATTAATCTGTTCTATAGATTCCTCTGTCCTCTTTTGTGATTTTTGAATGTCTGAAAGGTCATGCTTCATGTCTCGCACGTCGTTCTTTATCAACTGCCTGTCGTCCTTGTCATCAACAAGACGTGCCCACACACGTGCTTTTTCAACCTCTGCTACATCCTTCATCTCCTTCGTCTCAACCTCAAGATTGCCTACACGATTGATGAGTACATTATATGTACCCCACACACCAAACAATCCAAGCAGAACGGGGAGCAAAAATTTTGCCCAATTATTGATACGCATCGTAGTAGTCTGAGTCATGGTAATCTCCTATAAAAGAATCAAAGTGAAAAGCCACTGATATCAACGTCCCAACTGTAAGACCCTGTATCAACAACTAAAACAATCAAGGTTTTATAACCAGCAACATCAAGAATCATCCTTGACATCCCATTGTTCCCGTGTGCATCTGCAAGACTAACTTCCTTGCTGTCAACCCATCTATCTTGAAGGGTAATCGTCTCAACATAGTATTTCCCACCTGTTGCAAGTTGTTGTCCCACAGTGAGCGTCCCAATACATGCCAAACAAAGGTCATCATTTTCACGTGCAAGATAGATATAGGTATCTGCTGCATTATCCTCTGCCAATCCTAAGAACCTAAGCTCAATAATTGCCATTCCCTCAGCAATAGAATACGAATGTGAATAATTGGAAATATGAGCAAAGGTCATTTGATTAACTGCCATTGCACTCTCGTCTGCTGTTATATTAGCACGAAGAGTTGTCCATGGAAGCTGAATTGAACCTCTTCTTGTTGTTTTCATCTTATATTTTGCCTTTCTTATTGTAATGAAAAGCCACCCTTTTATTTTGATTTCCTTCCAAAGTTTCTTCCACATTGGTCACCTTATCACACCTTTTAATGGTTGATATTCTTCTGAGCCTATTATTGTTGAACCATCCTCTATGACAACAATATCACCTTTTTCAAGAATCGTGGGGTCTCCTACATAGACTCCGCTCCCTGCAGGTTCTTCAGACATTGAACTATCTTCTTCACGAGCAGTCATCGTTCCAGCATTATCATAGTACACACTGAAATCCACTGTTTGACCTGTTTTATAAACACATCGAATTAAATTCTCATTTGCCATCTGTTGTCACACCTTCTAAAATCTCATAAACCCTTCCAACAACAACCGTTGCATACATCTTACCAACAAGAGCCTTGATTTCAACAATCTCTTCATTCGTCAATTCGACATTCTCATCATTTGAAATCTTTGTTGCAAGAGAATAACGAATGAATTTCTTTACTCCTGTTAGATTTCTTTCATCTTGAGGTGTTGACAACAAAGCATTAATACAGGCATCTTTCAAAGTCAAAGGACGAACAGTGCGAATTTGCTCTTGCTCATTAGGTGTTTCTTCTTTGTTAATGAAGTTTGGATTGTCTCTGAAGAATGTCTCCTTCAGGGCATTCCCTTCAATGTTCTTCAATACCATTGTAAAATCAAATTTCATTTTCTTTCTCCCTTACTCAAATTTCGCCAATGTTTCGTTTATTTCAACCAGTCTTTGCTGGTCTTTAATGATAGAGTTGTTATACATCAATTCTTTCCGTGCTAAACTATCCTCTATGCGCTTTTTCTGCGATAAATAATAAGATTTCTCAATTTGCCATTTGGCTGTAATCTCGATTATGCCGGGGCTGATAGTTTTTTCGCTTATTGTTTCCATTTGTATTTCCTAATTTTTATATTCCAGAAAACCTTGATAAAGGCTTATCGTATTATCAACGTCATCAGTTTCCCACTGTACCGTAACAATTATATCTAACCCGATTTCTGTATTTACTGTACCAAGACCTGATGCGAATACCTCGGCACCTTCGGCAGTTGGGTCACCTATTTTCATGTGTATATGAAAAGCTCTTGAGCCAGCAGCGCCGATTGTTCTCTGGCAGGCGTTTCCGTTTACATGCCAGTCTGCACCATCCAATGCCTTTGTATTAGGAGTTAAAGTAACTATTGCATCCCCTGGGTCACCGATAGTACCGATGTAAATTCTTAATGTAATATCATCCTTTGTAGCCACATCATTAGTCACAACTCCATCTGCGTGAAACTTAAACATATTGCCGGCAACTAAACTATTCGCTGGCATTGTGCCCCGCCATATTTCAGTTTCGACTGCTGTAGCAGTTACAGTCTTAGTTGAAACTATTACATCAGAGGTTCTGTCAATTACCCTGCATGTTGCTACATTCGTAATACAGAATTTGCCGCCATTAAACTCAATTACTCCAGCTTCGGGCGTAGCCAACGCTGTCCCTGCCTGAAATTTAATAGGATACCTGCCTGCATCAGCGGCACCGGCAGGAAGCAAAACATTACCTGTAGCGGAAATTTGAAGTTCATTTGTTCCATCGCCGATGTTAGTAGCGTCGTGTAGTTCTATACTCGTCCCTGCGTACAAGTCTAAAGTACCATCTGCGTCAGAGCCTATTCGCTCGGCTTTATCAGTCTGGCCGAAAGCTATATCGCCTTTGTGGTATGAATCTCCACCATTTGAATATATCGACCATGCTGTATCAGGCGAGTTTGTCGTAGCGTTGTTTATGTAAATCCCTGTCCAGTTCAGGACTGTCGTTCCACCATCATATCTGTCAGGCGGTGCATCAATTTCCAAAGGCCTGATATTGAAAGTTCCACCAGTTGGGAAATTAGTAACATCTGCGTTGTTTGCTATTAGCCTTAATGCTCGCCATGTATGAGTACCTGCTGTTATAACAGTCCCGTCGCCTGGTACTCCAGCCCCTTGGAGTAAGTTCCTCTGGACATCAAGAGTAGATGCAGTGTAAGGATTGACATCGTAACCAACAGTGAACAAAACTCCTTGTGATGTTGAAGCACCCCAAAGTTCATAATCATTTAATGCTGAAAATTTAAGAGCATACTTAGCGGCACTGTCAGTCGACATAAGTATTGATACATCCATCCCCGCATCAAACCCGCTTGTCGTTAAATCGCCAATCGTAAGATAAGTCGTACCTACCGGAGAAACACCTGTGCCTATACTCGCATATCCAAATTGGCCGTAGCCGCTTGTTGCAAGATGGTCGTTATCGAAATCAAACAAACCTGCCGAATGTTTTAATTTATCTACATCAGCGTCCCATGTAATTGTTTTTGATACCCCACCGTCGTCAATACCAAAAACTAAATCCATGTCCTCTGTTACATTGTGAATATGGAAATGGTCGGAAGCAACGTATATTTCGCCGTCTTTGCCCGCTCCAGCCAGGAATTTATCGCTATCATCTGTGACCCAGATATTTCCTTTAACAGTTAATTTTTCTGTTACAGTAGCAGTTGATAATCCAAAACCAATACCAACATTTAGCCCTGACGCATTTTGAAAAAGAATAACTCCTTCTGCTCCAGCAGAACCACCAGCTCCGCCCCCTAAGCCAGCACCACCACTATTGAATTGCAAATTTCCACCATCGCCACCATCAGCAGTAACTCCACCAGAACCACCACTGCCGGCCCTAAAAAGCTGATTACTGCCTCCGCCGCCATCTACTCCGGCACCACCCTCCGCACCATTTCCAGAGATGAATTCTACATCTGTATCACCCGCGGCCGCTGCTGCGATAACGTTACCTGAAAACGCTATTGTGCCGGCATCAATAACAAAGTCGTTATTGACGGTTAGGTCTGTGGCTATAGTTACAAGTCCAGTCGGCCCTATTGTCATTCGTTCTGTAGGACTACCACTTCCATCAGCAGTAGTCCAGAAAGCCAACTCGGTCGGCATATCAGTTCCATCAGAAGGTGCACCGTCTATCCTTGCCTCTATCCTTGCTCCTTCATGCCAGCCACTACCATCATATCCCTGAAACGATAGCGTGCCAAGTACAGCGTTATCGTCAACAAGAGCAGGTGAGGCTCTTGTGTTATCACCCTTACGCATTATCAACTTAGGAGTTGTTGCTTCTGTGTCGTGGAAAGTTGATATGGTAAATTCTGTATCAGCAGAATCTTTTGAAAGCTCTAATAATGTAGCAGGGTCAGTAAAATCACCAACGCCCATATTACCTGCACTCGTAAGAGCAAAACTTTGGGTGCCGCCCATTTGTATTCTTAAGTCATCAGAATTCGCTGGCCGAAATATATTTACCTTCGCATCAGGAGTAGCACCCGTAGTCATATATATCGACGTTGCTTCATCTGTAGGAGAATTGAGTTCCAACCTTGCATTATCAGTAGTACTCTTAATAAGAATACCCGCATTAGATGTTCCACTATTTACATGTAAAATATCTTCGGGAGCATTTGTTCCTATACCCAACCGATTATTTACTTCATCATAACCAGAAGTCCCAAAGAGAATCTTGCCCTTAGTCGCATGAGCCGTTGACTGAAGTGTCAAATTCTCACCAGAGGCAGTCCCACCAATTAAGGTCTGCCCACTTGACCGACCTGCAAGTAAAGCATATTGCGGATGGTCATCACCATCAAGACCACCCATAGAACTATGATGAAACGTCTTGACTAACAAGATTACTCCTTATCAAGCTTATTTGAGTACTCAAAAGCCTTTTGTAATTGAAAGACTGCAAGTTCAATATCATTCGCAGCAATGAGTTCATTTGACTCGCTTATATGTTTCTCGTCATGCATCAATCGAATCTCATCTAAGATTCTTTGTACATGCTTGTGGGGAGTTGTCATAACAAACCCTTTCAACGATTTCAATTATTGAAACTCATGACTATGTATGAATCTTTGTAAAAGTCGCAGCAGTACTGGCAGTCGGTTCAACCTCACAAATGTAGACTGCATCAGCTCCAGTGTCAAGAACAAGGTCACCTCGTTTCACAGGCCATAACAAGTATCCTGTTGCTGCATCAAGCGTTGGTGTCGTTGTGTGATGATAAACATTTCGAATTTTACGAGTTGAACCAAACTGAATAACCTCATCATACGTTTGCCCTGCGGTTTTCTTCAAAATTCGGTCAATAACCTGCTTTGCTCTTGCAGTATTTCTAAAGACCCCTGTCATCGCATTTGCCATTTTATTTCTCCTTTAAAGAACATATAAAGACATTGTTCACATATCTGTAATCACTCCAACCTTCTTGATATTGAAATGCATAATTCAAGGTAAGTCCGTTCTTCAACAAAAAATCACAGAACTCTAAAAACAACCATTCTTGAACATGCTGTACATTCGCAGGGCGTCCCTTCACTTTTCTTGTTGTCGAAGACTCTGGTGTTGATATAACAATAACACTTCCTGAGTGACTATGATTCTTGATTGACATCAACAAGACCTCAGGACACTCCAAGTGTTCAACCACGTCAGCACAGATAATCACATCAAAAAGTTTATTTGTTCTCACTTCTTCATTGAGGTCTTGACAAATCCATTCCCCCCATGGACGATAAAATAAATCCAAGTCATAACCTCTTATATCCTCAGTCACGGGCTTAAGCAGCGATTCAAGCTTCTCACCTTCACCACAACCAAAGTCCACAACACTACAGGTCTTGTTTAAGAACTGCAAAACAAAAGCATAAACAGGCATTTGATAAACATGACTCTTTACAGAAACTCGCATTCTCCACTCCTTGATATTCTTTCAATAAGTTTCTGATGACGAAAAAACTTACAATCAACCTTTTGACAATCCTTCACTTTAATCAAACTCAAAAGTTTTCGATGTCTCAAAGAAAACCACATGTCACCAAAAGAAGTTGTTAATAGATTTCCAAGCTTCATTTTATCTGCACGATAATAATAATAACAACAAAGATAGACATCTCCAAGATAGTCCACCACAGTGTGCAAAGGTGAAAGCCAACACTTTACAGATTCCTCTGGAAGAATCCTCTTATAACAAGGAATAGAACACTTGAATTTCCAAAGAAGTTCGTCTTCTACAATTTTTTGCTCACAAGATAACTCTTCTGGTTCATGACAAAAACTCTTAAACTGAAGATTGTCAACACCCAATTGTTTTGCTAACACAAAGGCATTAGAATAGTGTTCAGACCCATGCAACGACTGACCAACACCAAACTTGATGCCAACTTCACAATCCTTTTTTCTTTCTGTCAGGCTTTTCACATTCTCCAAAACACGTTCCCAATGCGATTCATCAACCTTTTTGTACCGTGTATAATCCTTCATCGATGAAGCCTCAAGAGAAATTCGAACAAATGTTGCTGTACGAGCAAAGAGGTTAATCATCTCTGGTGTTAAACAAACACCGTTAGTAATTACTCCATAAGAACAACCATGTTCAAGAAGCTTACCAATGAAGACATCAAGAAAAGGAATCATCAGAGGTTCTCCACCTCCACAAAACTCAAAAGCCGTGACTCCGTTATCAATCAAGTCTTCTATTATTCTCAGACCATCAGACTTGGAAATAACATCCAACGTCAAAAGGTCTTGATAAGTACATCCAAGACAATTTTGATTACAGACATTTGAAAAATGCAATGTTGCCATGTGTGGACTAATGACAAGGCCATCTCTTATTGCAAGAGCTTGATCATAAAATCTCAAGATTCTAAATTCGTTCATATCAGGCATTCCTTTCAAGCATAGGTCTTGCAATGAAACCTTCCTCATCCCCCTCCAGCTTCTTATACAGCCTTAAATTATATTGACAAGCTTTTTGGTCAATCGATGTTTGATGGTCACCATGAGGGCCAATGTGCACAGCCTCAATTGTATTATTGAAACACCAAACATTCTCTGTTGGAAAGTTATTAGCCATCCACAAGTCATGTCTCCAGGACTCAATTAAAAAAGGAGGCACTCTTAGCTTGTCAAAAACATCTCGTGACCAAATAAGAACATCAACTCCACGCTCAATTCTTGACAAGTGCTGTCCACAGACTGCACCTTGAACAAGTTGTTTGCCACGTTCAAATGACACATAACGAAAGCGTTTATACTCAGGCATCGCCAACGGACGCATCCATCCACCAAAGGGATATCCAATCGAGTCAAACAAGTCCAACAAGCTATTTGAAGACAAGACAAAAACATCACCTGCGATATAAACAACATAATCACCAAGCACTGTTTGTTGAGCCTTCTTAATCAGGTCGTCTATAAAGAGTTTTCCATAACTCAATCCTCTATCAAGACCACTTTCAACACACGAGACCTGTTGACATCCAAAAGTCATACATGCATCCTTCACACCCTTAGCGTGCCCAAAAACAGTCACATCGCAGTCCTTCAATGTCATCAACTGTTGTAAGCAAAAGGTTTGAACAATTCCACGATATCCCTTGAAAGGTGCATAGCTGACCAGAAAACTAATCTTCACAGGCCACCTCCCTCATAAAGTTTTCATAAGCATTATCAGCGTCTTTTTGTGTTGGTAAGAGGGACTCATTAACAAGCGTAGCCTTGTGCCTGTTAAAAAGTGCAGGATAGTGATCAACAGGGTCAATCTCTTCAGCCTCACCCAAGTGCTTAACAAGAACACGGGTATCAATCCTCAAGTCATATCCCATCTTTGAAAGTTGTTCAAAGAAGTTTATATCACTCCTCTTGTTGTAAACCTCTCCTGTGTCACTCCTCTGAACTGCTGTGTCCCTGAAGAAGGGATATTCTAAATTGTCAAAGACCTTCAGGTCAATCAAGGTACATCCCATCGCAGGGACATCAACCTTATAACTTCGACCATCCAATGGCAGAACCACAGGATAGTATTGCTCATCCTTAAGAATAAAACCCACCTGTGCATACGGGGCTTTCCTTTTACAAACCAATCCACTCACTACGACACAGCCTTCGGTATTCGAAGCCAATGTAATCACAGCTTCATTGCTCAAGAGATGGTCAGCGTCTACAAAGAATATATGAGAGCACTTATTATCCAAAGCAACTCGTACTAACTTATTTCTTCCTTCAGCAGTCCGCACACCATCAATGGCAATAAACATAACATCAAAATTCGCCTTTGCTTCAAGCAAAGCTCCCATGTGGTTTGCATAAGCCTTTGGATGAATCCATCCAAAAGAGTGAATCGCAAACGCAAGTTTTTCAATCTTCATTCTTCCTTCCTTTCTCAAAAAAGTGAGGGTTCTTTCTCAAACCCTCACTTCACCTGTTAACAAAGATTACAAACACTTAATCATGACGTCCTTAGTTGCCACTGCTGCACCAGTAGCAGTTGCGACAGTCTCAAGAGCAATGAAGAAATTGGAATATATCGGAGCAGTGGCAGCATTACCTTGATATGCAAGATAAGTCTGAGCATTAACTGCTACCAATTCACTACCAACTTCAATGTCATCACCACCTGTTGCAGGTGTTGTCACTCGCACGTCCTGACAATAGCCATAGACTTGAACCCATCCATAACAGATGCCACCAGATGCAGCAATTGCCGTTAGAGCAACACCCGCTGCAACCATGAGGTCAGCAGCTACAGGACTGTTCACAGACTTATACAAAGCTACAGAGCCAACATTGCCCACGTCATAACAAACAGGTTGCTTCGCTGTAAACGCAGTTGCATTACGGTTTTTTACCCACCGATAAGCATTGCCATGCTCATCAATTCGAATGACACCAACACCTTCAACATCTTCTGAATTGGTATCCGTGAGTTTCGTCTCAAAGAGTTTCTTGAGAGGAGGTTCTCTCATTGAATTAGCCATAGTTAAAGGCTCCTTTCATTAATCAGTTGATGCATTATAATCAAGCAAGCCATGACGTCTTGGTTGAGTATCAATCAACTGCATCGCAGAAACAATATATGCAACCCTTTCAAGCTGACTGGGTGTAGTGAACCATTCTGTCATGTCAAACCAATAATTCGGATCATAAACCAATTCAATAAAATCCAAATTAAGGAAGAGCATTTTATCAGAAGCTGAAAGTTCACCAGTCCATGTTAATGGTGCACCCTTGAAAGTTAAGGTTTCAAACCCTAAATCTGCAGCAAGACGATTGAAAGCCGTTCTTACAATCTGCTGCTTGTCTGATACTTCGTCTTCATAGTACTCATAAAGGTCTTGGTCACAAACCATGAAATTCGGAGCTGAAACATTTGCTGAAATTGTATTCCAAAAAGTTCTCATGTCAGCAAGCAAGTTCACAGATGATGGATCAGTCCCATTTTTGTTATTAGGACGCCACCATGTCTGCGTTGCTCTGTTGATATTCCCATTAGTTGTTCCTGTGTCATACGTCGGACTGGTTGCATCACCTGCAGGACTCCAAGTACCTCCATAATTCGCATCAGTACCAATTGCTGTAGCTGTAGGAAGAATATCAAAGAACCCGTTCATCTGATTGGCAGCAAAAGCTTGCCATCTAAACAAATCTTCTTCAAGACCTTGTACACAGTCATTTCTTGCCCCCTCAAGTCGGGTTGCAATGTACGATTTGATTCTGAATTTACCTGCATTCTTCTGGTCATCGAGAAGTGCTCTGTTCACATCAATCGCTGTATAGGCCCAATACCACCAAGCCATCGTTTCTCTCTCAGTAACACTTTGCTGCAGCGTGGTGCCACGAGTGATATTCTGCTTGGTTTTTGTCCCATAACTAACACGACGTGTAATCATCTCAGAGCCAACTTGAGGAGTTAAGCAATTAAACTCTCTTAGAGCAAGGTACATGACCGTGGCATCCAAGATATTATCAATCGCTTCTTCTCGAATCTCATACCAGGTATTTACAAAATCATCATCGATTGTTCTTGTAAATGTTGATAAAGCCATGATGATTTTCCTTTCCGGTTAAGCTGTTATTAACAATGTTTTCTTTGTCTTTTCATTTAGCTTTTATTCATATAGTATCTCCTAATGACTTCTACCTTCGGAAAACCTCTTATCCAATGCACTACCTACAATGTCTCGAAAGGAACGAGTACCAGAGGTACGTCTTGGATAATCTTCTTCTGACCGCCTGGACTCACGTTTTCGTGGTCTGGAGACGATTGGCGAGGATGGACGCTCTGTTTCCACGTTTTCACGTGCAGGTATTCGCGTGCCCTCTTTGGCTTTCACTAATAAATATGCATCCTCTAACGACAAACCTGTTTTTTCCATTACCTTAAATGCATCCTCACTGAAGTCTTCAAAGTCAGGATGCGTATTTCGCATTGTCGAAATCCCTGTAGCTGCGGCTTGTGCAATCAAAGCCTTATGTAGTTTTCCTTGATTTGATTCTATCATATCAAGACGCTTTCCAACAAGAACTTCACTTTCTTTTCTTGTCTGAGAACTTGTTTTATTAACAAGCTCCTCAACAGCTGGGATTAAGACATTAAGCATTTCAGAATTTGACATTTGGTCTAAATTCCCCCAACTTGGTTTTAAGTCAGGCTCTCCTTGAATTTCCCTTCGTAGAGAAGGTTTCTCTTCAGGTTGCTTTTCCACAACCTCAATTTCTTTCCCGTCCTTCTTCGCTTTCAAAACAGCCATTATCGTCTCATCCGCAAGAACTTGTTCTCTCAATTGAGCTTCATCTTGAAGCTGTTTTTTAGAGGCATCAAGTTGTTTTTGCAACTCAGCCTCTCTTGGTGTGAGGTCTTCTTTCTTCGGTTCAGGCATTTCTTACTCCTTCGCTTGTTTTTGATGTTGTTGCATTAAATAATTTCTACGACGTTCACGATACCATCTTTTAATGGACTTTTCAATCTTAGTCATCTCACGTGCAATGAAGAGGTCATCTGATTTAACTTCAACAGTTGCATCAGGATTCACTTGAATCACAAGTGTTCGAACTTTACTATCAAAGCTCCCTTCTTTCGCAATCCCGAGTTCTTCAAGTTCTTCAAGTTCTTCAGGTTCCTTCACATCCTCAATCTCTTGTTGCACGTTTGTCCTCGACTCAAGCACAGAAGTTGTTTTTCTCAAATGATCAAATCGCCCTGTTCTTGCAAGAGGAGGCTTCGTTTCTTCCATCTTCTCTTCTGCCATCATAAAGCTCCCAATTCTAAATTATGCTCTTTTGCATACTGACGCATCTCCTTTTTGCTATAAAAGGTCTTTCCGTTTGGTTCAACATGTTCAAGGTGTACTCCCTCTGATGGAAAGACATGAGCACTAAACCTTGTTGGAAAAAGCCTAAGAGTTTCTCCACCACACTTTGAACAAGCAACAGGTGACTCAGTTGTATGAACAAAAATATCTTTTTGTACTTCATTACACAATAAACATTGATAATCAAAAATCATCTTGATGCCCCTCCACCAAATCCTGCACCAGGTCCAATTGCAGCTCTTCCACTTGACCCCTGAGCAGAGGCCCCAGACGCTGGAGACATCTGTCCGCCCAACGCAGAAGGTGCACCTTGAGCACCAAAGAAGCCTTCAAATCGCGGGTCAGCAATTGAATCAATAATAAATTGTTGAACAGCTTGCATATTCGCATTTGGAAATTGCAAGAAGAATGCTGTCATTTGAAGAGCCTCTATCTTCCTTTGAACTGGAGTCAATGGAGGATTAGAAACCAAATCAACTGTATAATTATATTGACCTCTCAGCTTTGCTCCAACAAACTTCTGCCAATTTGTACCAACAAGAATGTCTCGCTCATTAGGCCAAAACTTAAAGACCAACATTGTAACTTTTCTCATTGTTTCAAGATATAAATGTTTCACGACATCTTCCCTTCGAATCAATCGTGTCTGAGAACCCTCTCTGACAAAAGCTGCTTCTGACGCAGTACGTCTGGAAGATGCATCAAATTCCCCTGCTTGATTCCGACTGTGTCCTATTGCATCTCGTGCATTCCTTCTCACAGTTTCTGTTTCAGCAATCAAATCAAAATTTGATGACTTAGGAAAGGCCATAAAAGCATCTTGAATCTTCTTTCCAGGCTTTGTTCGAACAACAGCTCCAACGTCTCCACTGATTATCTTAGTCATTTCATCAGGTGTTATGACATCTCCCATCATCAAAAACTTTGCGACATTAATACGCCGTTGTTTTTGAATTTGTAAGCTCAAGTCGTATTGGTCCTTTTGATGCTGCCCCAAGTAATAGGCTTGTGGTGTTGACCAAAAACATCTGGGATGTGCAACAAACGACCCTGTGACAAAGGGATAACCACCAATTGCAAGTTGAAGGAAATCCATCTCATCTCGAAGGAACTTGTCATGTTCAAAACAAATCACACGAACCTTCATATCATCTTTTGAATGAATCTCCCACATTTCATTAAAGACCGCACGACCATTTGCCTTGTGCCTTGATAATCTTTGATGCTGGTCACGGCTCTTTTTTGGTCCTCTTGTATAAGAACGAATATAATCTTCCATTGAAATCTGAGGAGTCAAGCGAGTTGTATTCTTAAACTTTGCGTCCTTCTTAATCAAAGAAGTCTCACGAACAATTCTATGAGCGACCCACGGAGCAGACTCGATGTCATCTCCTGTTCCCCATGGAACAACAAAGTCATGGGCAATAACAGGAGCAACCCAAGGCATTCCTGGACGAGCACTTGAAAACTCAATCCTCTTACCCTTCTTATCATATTGACTTCGACTCAATCCCATCGGGCCTTGTAGAGTACCAATGTCCCATCGAGGATTCCATCCAAACTGTGAGTCATAACCAATCTTCAAAATAGCTTTGCTATACAAGAAGTTATGTAAATTCGCCTGTTCTACATGTTTTTTCAAATCAAGCTTATGAGGCTTTGCTAAAGAGTTCTGTAGAGCTTCCACAATAGGAGCAGTTTGAGTACTCAGAGGATCATCAGGTTCGACAACAAAATAAGGATAAGGAAGTATCAATCCTGACAAGAGAGTATCACCTTCACTGAAAACCAAATTTGGACCAACGACTGTGTCAGAATTTGGATCATTCAAGTAATTACCCTCAAGCTTATTCCAACTTTCTTCGAAGGCAAAGATTCTTCGATACTCAAGAGCATTCTCAATCTCATCTTGCCATTCAACTGGAGTAAAGTTCATTTCAATCCATCGCTTTCAATTATTGAAACTCATGACTTCTTTATATCTATCACGTAGTCCTTTTCCCATAAAGATATCGTCAAACTCAATTCTATCTGCCATGTTCCCTACGTCATAAGGAAACTGTTTCTTCTTAGCCCATCTCTTTTGAATAGAATTAAGCAAAAAAGCGGCCGAACCTGGAAGGTAAGTCCTCTCATAAGAAGGTTTTACCTCATCAACAACCTCACACCAAAAAGGTAAGTGCATTGAAAGGGCATCAATCAAGTCATCATGCCTTCCATGAGGAAAGACCAACAACTCATTTTCCAGTTCAACCATCTCAGTTTTGATGAAAATACGGTGGGCTGCAAAGTAAGGCTGTAACCCACGTATCCGAGCAACCTTTGAATTCTTATGGCTTTTTATTTCTTCAATAGGAAAAAAGATATTTTCGTGATCCATCTTCTTTCTTATCCAATAAGCAAGAGTTCTTTGATATGAAATTGCTTCAAGGAAATATTGAAGAGGTTTATAAGCCCTATAATGGTCAAACAAAACATTTACCTGTTCACCTGGATTCATCCTCTCTCGATTATAATGAACCACATAGATATGTCCATTATGAGGATTAATCCCAGTTGACAAGACCGCATCATAATCAGGATCAGAGGTCATATCAGCATCACCCGAAGAAGGGTCTTGAGATGTACAATACAACAAACCTGTAGGAAGCTCAGTGTAGTAGTTAATCCATTGTTTCTTGAACAACATATCTGCTGCAGAAGTAGGAAGATTCATGTACAACGCAGAATACATATATGGACCAAGAGCATCCTCTAATTGTTGAAGAACAGCCTCATTGAATTTTGGCAATCCATCGTCTGTTTCTGCCCATACAATCTTACCTGTTGGAGAGGGCAATCCTCGCTCGTCCTCCCGAACCGCTCTCGTCGTGACCTTATATTGAGGCTCATGTTTCATAATCCATTCAAGGAGGTCTCCCTCAACCCATCTTGTTCCAATTACAAGAATCTGACTCGTCGCAGGTTCAATTAAAAGAGGATGAGCCAATTTGTGCCAACCTATGCATTTCTCAATTTCATTTTGAGAAGGCTGCATCAAGGCCCCAGTTATGTTATCAAAATCCGGAGCAACAGTATCATCTTCTATAATCAAGTCATAATGTCGAGAAACAACGGCTGTTGACGTCCCAGCAGCTTCAAAGGTTGATTCAGGAAATGTTCCTTTTCTCTTAACACACAAAGATTCCCTTGACCAGGTACATTTTGAATCAGGAAGTATCTCAGGGTAACAAGCTCTAAACAATTCATTCTTCTCAAAGATTTGCTTAATTGCCGCAAGTTTTCCAACTGCATTGGTATATGTATTTTGAACAAGAAGAATACGAACTTCTGGATCCTTCACTGCTCTCCATACAGTGTAAGAAATCGAAGCTAAGGTTGTTTTATACCAATCTCGAGGAAGCATGATTAACATCCGTTTGTTTGTTTCATAATCTTCCAAGTCTAAACAAATTGGTTTATGAATCGAACGAGTCATCTTATCAAAACCAAGAATTGCTCTGGTAAAGAAGAACAAAGAATCTCTTCCTCTCTGAGCCAAATCTTCTATTGAGTTGTCTTGAAGGTGATGATAGTCCATTAAAAGTCCTTATTGATCGATAGCTGTTCAATACAAACAATCTCACCAGACTCAAAAACACTATGTGCTTCATTCCCATCAATGTCATTAAGCCAACCATGAATCTCATGTCTCAAGGCACAACCATTACCAAACTCTGCTTGAATCAAATCAGCGTTTTCTCTTGACATTATGTATGTAAAATTTCCAGTGTGCTTTGTATAAACAACGAGTCTTACTTTATCTTTTCCGTTCTCCATTTTTCTTCCTTTCTTTTTTCTTCTAACAATTCCAACGCAGGGGCTACGCCCCCGCACCCCCAAGCCCCTTTTCCCCCAAGCACCGCCGAGTTGGAATTAGGAAACCTGAGCAAGTTGTGCTTGGTTTAGGTTGAGAGGGGAGACTCAGAGCCTTTGTCTATTACATCTATGACTTGCTCAGGTTCGTTGTCTAAGTTAATTGTACGCTCGATTCGATGTAAGTCTTCTTTACTCAATACGACAACCGCGGCTTTTACGGAATTTTCCATCTTTGAGAGCTTAGGGAAACCGCCGCGATCGAGGAGCTCTGCTGCTGAGCGAAGTTGGATTGAGTCGTCGTGAGAGGAAAGGAGTTCTACAATTTTTTCAGCCGCTTGCTCAGTATTTTCTTCTATGATTTGGGCTGTGAGATTTTGCTTTGAGATATCATCTCGTACGTCGAGTTCGTCGTGGAGAGCATTTCTTTGGGAGCGACGAAGGGATAGCTCGTGTTGGAAGGTAGGAGAGTTTCGAATGTTACGAATTGCGGCTGTTGTAAGTTGGACAGAGGGATGGGATGCGATTTGAGAGATAGAAAGGTTTCCATCGAGGAATAAATCGATTATTGCATAATGCCGAGGAAGAAGTTTTTGTAGGGTGAGGGTCATTTTTGATTATTCCTCTCATGTCGAGTTAATAAGATAGAGTTAGAAAGAAAGGCGTTATCTATATCAACAAAAGAAGTGGGGAAAAGTCCAGTTCTGGATAGAAAAAGTCCAGTATTATTGAAACATGATAGGTGAGGAGAAAAATCTCTACTAACCCCCGCTGGGCCGATGGGGGATTCTCGCTTTTATACAGGATATCCTCTACCCATAACGTGCTCTTTGTTTCGCCAGCAGGTATAACAAACCGTCCGGATGGTTTGCTTTTTCTTTCCGTACCAAGCATCCCTATAATGTTTTTTATTTATATAACTTTTTCGTTTATTTCATGCATAACTATCGAGTCCGAGACACCCAGGTGTCCCAACAATAAAATAAAATAATTTTATTTTTTTAACCTCCTATCCTTACTATGGTTACGACCAAGCTTACCTATCTTAACTTGACTTTTTGCCTTTTTTATCGTATAATTTAGTAGAAAGGAAAAGTAAAAAATACCTACAACGGGTAGGTATAAAATGGTTCTTTAACAATACGGGAGACTGAAGATGACTATTACAAAACAAAATGTAATGGACGTCGAAGGTCTGGAAGATGCCGGTGTCAAAGTGGTTGACTGCATTACCCCCAAAACGGGTATAGCATATAGGAAACCAATCTTCGATGACACCACCATCGAGAATCTATCTGAAGAGCTCTTGGTATCTTTGGTCAATCGAATGATAACGATTGACTATAGAAACAGAGCAAATCGGCCGGAATCTCAGACGGCAGTACGCAGAGAAAAAGCCTCTGCCATTGCCCAAGACCAGACCTTAACCGATGCCGAAAAGGTCAAAGCGATGCTTCGATTGAATGGATGATTGTTTTGACAAGAGAACCCCCTTCCCCACACGAGAAGGGGGTTCTTTCTCATTGGTTCACCGGATTCAATTAATGAAAGCGCTCGATTGACTCTGTCAGGGGAGAATACCTATACCCAAAACCCAAAAAACGTCATAAGTCTTTATGTTATAAAGACTTACAATTTTTTACAAAAAGTTAGATAAAAACAAAACTATCTATTCTTTTCCTGAATAGTTTGTATCACAAACCCCCACTATCACAACACTTAGAGCTATTTAGGACAAGTCGGGAATAGTTAGTTTACGGTTTAACTTTGTGCTAAGGTAAAGGGCCGGTAGACGCGACGGGGAAATGAAGAATA